TGGGCTTAATTACGTCTGAAGTAGGGGCAGGTAGTTCTACTTATTTAACGGATTACTACTTTCAGAATTCCGGCTGGCGTGTCGCCCTTTCGGGTGGCGGTTCGAATGATGGTTCGCGGGCCGGTCTCGCGGCGCGTATTGCGAGTTTTTCTTCGTCCGATCGCGTTTCGACTGTCGGCTCCCGCGCTTGTGCAAAATTTTAGTAAAGCCGCAATGCTTTGCGGCTAAACAAAAAAAAGTAAAACCATGCACATCCTTAAAACAGAAACCCCCGAAAAAGTAACCGGCAAAATCATAAGCCGCCCCTCCGGCAACTGCCCCTACTTCCTTGTAAAAGTAGACAGCATTCCCGCCGGAGAAGAAGCAAACGAAGTAACCGACACCGCCTCTTTCTTCGCCCAGTACGACCTCAGTCAGGGCGAGGAAGCGGAAAATATAGACCTGCTATGATCGTCATCCTCGCTTACATCAGCCTCCTCCTCCTGCCCCTCGCCGAGGGCTGGCGGGAGTATATTTTCTACCGGCACAACAAAGCCGCCGGCTTCCCTTTCCCTGCCCAGGACAGCACCCGCAAGCGGATCAATGCCGCCTTGTTCGGCGCCCTGGTCCTCCTGCTCTGCCACCTCGCCAGCGGCCTCACCCTCGCCGCCGCCGTGCTCTTCATCGCATCGCTATTCTGGCGCTGGCTAGCCCTCGACGCCCTGCTCAACCTCCTCCGCGAGCTGCCCCTCTTCTACGCCGGCCAGAGCGGCCGCTCCACCACGGACAGCTTCCTCGCCCAGTTTCCCACCCCCGGCCGCGCCATCCTCAAGATCGCGCCCCTGCTCATCACACTCTTTTTGTACATCGCTTTAAAATACGTCACGCCATGAACTTCCCCACCGCTGTAGATCACATCTTTAACGACGAAGGCCTCTACTCCGACCACGCCGCCGACCGCGGCGGGGCTACCAAGTACGGGGTCACCATCCACACCCTCCGCCGCTACCGCGGACGGGAGGTAAGCAAGGCCGACGTCCAGGCGCTTACCGTCGAGGAGGCGCAGGACATCTACCAAAAGTTTTACTGGCAGGAAGGGCACTGCCCCGAGCTCCCGCCGCAGCTTCGCTACTTCCACTTTGATAGCTCTGTACAGCACGGGACCGGCGGGGCGCTGCGCATCCTGCAGCGGGCGGCCGGCACCTTGGACGATGGCCTCTGGGGGCCTAACACCGAGAAGGCGGTAGCCCTGTGCGGCCTGGGTAGCTATGCGGTAGAGCGCAGCCTCTACTATATGCGCATCATTGGCGGAGATCACGGCCAGGCGGTTTTTGCAAATGGTTGGGCCAATCGCCTCGAAAAAGTTTATAAACGCGCTAAGCACGACTGATATGCCCTTCTGGAAGACACTTCTCAACAAATTTACCGGCGGCTCCGGCGATGGGCTGGCCAAAACCCTCCTCGACGGGGCTGATCAGCTCTTCACTTCTAAAGATGAGCTAGCCGCCGCGGAGCGCATTGCCAAGGCCGCCGAGATGGAGCACCAGCGCCGCCTGGAGCAGCTCGCCCAGCAGGCGGAGCAGCTACACCTGGAGGATGTGCAGAATGCCCGGGAGATGCAGATGGAAGCCTTGCGGCAAAAGGACCGCTTCTCCAAGCGTTTCGTATACGTGCTGGCCGTTGTGGTGATCCTGGGCGCTCTGGCCTTTGGCGTGGCGCTGATGTACGTGGAAATTCCCCCGGACAATAAGCGCATGGTAGAGATGTTTGCCGACATCTTTCTCTTTTCCGGCGCCGTGATGGTCCTCCAGTTTTTCTTTGGAAGCAGCCGTAGCTCGGATGATAAATCGAAAGACATGGCCGCCCTGGCCCAGAACCGTAAACCCCTAAACGACAGCGACCAATGACCGCAGTAGAGACAGAGAAGCTCGACAACTTTATGCGCTGGATCATGAGGGGCGTGATAGCCGCGCTCCTGGCCATCACCGCCTACTTCCTGATGCGGGTAGTGGAGCGGCAGGACACTATCGCGGAGACCCTTACCCGCGTAGCGCAGCAGCAGGCCATCACCGCCGAGCAGGTTCAGCACTTGGAGGAGCGGGTGAAGGAGAATCGCCGCGACATTAAAAACATCCCCCGCCATTGAAAGTAACGAGCGACATCCAAGGTTTTGACGAGCTCCAGCGCCGCCTTAAGCAGGCGCCGGATAAGGTGAAGCGCCGCGAGCTGCTGAAGATCATCCGCGTGCAGACGCGCCCTACCATCCAGGCCGCCCGTCAGCGTGCGCCCATAAGCAGCGAGCCGCACAGCCGCTACTCCGGCGGCGTGGAAGTGCGGACCTACGACCCGGGCAACCTGCGCCGCAGTATTGGCAATATCACCTCTAAAAATAGGAAGTATCCTAACATATTGGTAGGCCCCAAGGCGGGGGCCAAAAAGAAGTACGACGGCTTTTACGGCCACTTCGTGGAATTTGGCACCGTAAACATGCCTGCCCAGCCCTTTATGCGCCCGGCCTACGAGAGCACCGGCCAGAGCGTAGGTAATGCCACCGCCGATAAGGTAGCGCGCAAAATCGAGAAAATACTCCAAAAGCTATGAGCCGCAGCGCTTTGATATACACTTACCTTACCGCCGCGGCCATGCCCGGGGTAGGCGATCGCGTTTTCCCGCACCTGATCCCCTACGACCAGCGTCAGCCCTACGACGATAGCCAGGTGGCCGTAAGCTACGAGGTGACCGGCATCACGCCGGTGGAGGATAAGTACCAGCCCGCCGGCGTAGACGTGCTCCGGCTGCAGGTAAACTGCTACGGCCGCTACTACGAAAAGGCCGAGGCTGCCCTAGATCACCTGCGCAGCTACCTGGACATGCGCAAGCATGAAGTAGTAGAAGCCAGCGAGCCTAACCTTACCATTACCATAGCAGAAGGCGCCTGGGCAGGCACGAGCGACCCCGCCATCGCTACCACTACCACCGAGCAGACCATCAAGCGCAAGTACCACATCCAGCGTATCCGCTATAAAGACACCCGCAGCCTGTACGACGATCAGGCCCGCCTGGCCGGTCGCCAGGATGAGTACGAATTACGAATCATAAATGCACCGCTATGAAAAAAGATAACCGTAGCAGCGTTGCACGCAACGCTGAACCCAGCAGCGTTGCACGCAACGCTGACGTACGCAACGCTGACAAACCCCGCCAGGTCACCCTGTCTCAGGACTGGAACATCAAGCCTGGCGTAACCATCCCCGCCCACACCACCTTGGGCGTAGCGCCCGTCTACTATGAACAGCTCCAGGCCGCCGGCATGGTGGCGGAGCCAGAAAGTAAAGCCGCGATGCCTCGCGGCTCATCAAAAGTAAACCCCTAAAAATCAATAACCATGGCAGCATCAGATGTAGCAATCAACGGTGATGACGTATTCGTAGAGATCTCTACGGATGGCGGCACCACCTGGGAGAAGTTGGGCGAACTCACCAACTGCTCTCTCACCCGGAACCACGAGACCCGGGACGTAACCGATAAGTACGACGCCGGCGTGCGCGCCTTGGCGGAAGGCAACACCAACTGGGAGCTTTCCGGCGAGGGCAACGTGGCCTATGCCACCGAAAGCGGCTTCGTAAAGCCCAACGACCTCGATGGGCACCTGGGCAGCCGCACCAAGCTGGACGTACGCTTCACCACCGACGTGACGGGCGACTACCAGTACAGCGGCCAGGCCTACGTGACCAGCTTTGAGCTCAGCGCTGGGACCGGCGAAACGCAGACTTACAGCATCACCTTCCAGGGCACCGGTGCCCTGAGCAGCAGCGCTGTAAGCTAGATGGACATGATGTGAGGGTGCCGGCTCCGCCTTCGGGTGGGCCGGTATCCTCGCTATCTGTCAAAATCACATTTGGCCGCCAGGCCTACACATACAGCCGCAAAGCATTGCGGCTATAAACCACACAGTAAAGCCGCAAAGCATTGCGGCTCTACACCTAAAAACCCCCACGATCATGAATTACGTAAACCTCGGAAACGAAAAACGCCCCCTGCAGGTAACGCCCCGCGTGGTAAGCCTCTGGATGAGCGAAACGAATAAAGGCTTTGACAGCCTGGAAAGCCTGAGCATGGCCGACATGGAAGTGCTTCTCTTCCACGGCCTGCGCAGCGGCTACCGCGCCAGCCATGAAGGCCGCTATCCCGAATGGACGCGCGAAACCTTCCAGGACTGGATGGACCGCCCCGAAGGCTGGAAGGCCCTCAACGTGGTGCAGAAGGCCCTGGAAGAAATGATGCAGGCCATGAACGACGACGCCGAAGCCGAAGCGGAGGGCGAAAGCCCGGGAAAGACGCCACCCGCGGAAGCGTAGATATCTGGCGCGAGTGGGTGCGCATATTTGTAGGCCGCATGGGCATGCGCTATGACGTCTTTATGGACACGCCCGTGGTGGACCTGTGGGCGGCCCTGGACGGCTGGCGCACGCAACAGAAGGAAGAGGCGGAGCTGCGCCGGACGCTCTTTGTAGAGCAGACGGTGCACCTGATGAACGCCTCCGGCAATATGAAGCGGCTGGTAAAGCCGAGCGATTTTGGCATTAAAACCGGGCCCTCGAAAAAGCAGGACCCGGAAGAAATAAAACGAAAAGCACAACTGGCCCGGCAGATAGAGTGGCGGGTGTAAAATAGAAGGATATGGCACTGGCATCGGTAAACATCCGCTTTGGCGTGGACATGAAGGAGTTTAGCTCCAAAATGCAGCGCGCTACGAAGAAGGTCAAGAAGTTTGGTAAGGACATGCAGAAGGCCGGGAAGACCATGACCGCCGCCTTCTCGGCCCCGCTGGCCCTTATGGGCGGGCGGGCGCTGCAGGTGTTTGATCAGCAGGTCCAGGCCGAGATGCGCCTGGCTTCTGCCCTGCGGGCCACCGGTCAGGACGCCGAGGCGCAGATGCCTAAGCTCAAAGCCTTTGCCTCAGAAATCCAGGGCATGAGCACCGTGGGGGATGAGGCCACGCTGAGCATGATGGCCCAGGCTACCAGCATGGGCCTTAATGCAGACCAGGCGCAGACGGCCGCCAAGCAGGCCATAGGCCTGGCCGCGGCATTTGACATGAACGAAAAAAGCGCGATCCGCTATACCGCCGCCCTGGCGGATGGGGAGACTACTATGCTCAATCGCTACATCCCTACCCTCCGCAGCATAGAGGACGACAGCGCCCGCGCTGCTAAGGCGCATGAGATGCTTAATGGGATGTTTGACCAGGCTAAAGTGGCTGCCCAGGATGGCCTGGGGCCGCTTAAGCAGCTTAATAATAGCCTGGGCGACTTGCTGGAGAGTTTTGGCAAAATAATCGCCGACGCTATCCGGCCCTTTGTCAACTGGCTTAAGCAGGTAGTCAAGCGCTTCCAGGAGACCGATCAGCAGACCAAGCGCATCATTACCGTAGTAGCCGCATTGGTAGCGGCTATCGGTCCGCTGCTGGTGGTGCTGGGTACCCTGGGCGCCGCCCTGCCGGCTATTGCCGCCGGCTTTGCCGCCATTACTGGGCCCGTGGGGCTGGTCATTGCCGCCATTGCCGCTCTGGCCGCGGGCGTGCTCTATCTGTGGGATAATTGGGCAGCGGTAAAGGAGCGCATCAGCGACATTAGCTGGTGGCGCAATGCCCTGGTAGACATGGTCCAATTTCTGATTGAATACAGCCCCATCAGCTTCCTGATTAAACAGGTGAATAATCTAATCGACTTCTTTGGCGGCGACCCCATCCCCAATCCCTTCGAAGGCATGGCCAATAGCCTGGAAGGGCTCAAGGTAGAGACAAAAGAGTATGAGCACGAGTTTGGCAGCTTTGGCGATGCCGTAAAGAATGCCGCCAAAAAGGCCACCGACGCCCTGCTGCCCCTCGAAAAACAAGCAAAGAAGACCGGCGACCAGATGAACCGCCTGGCCGGTGGGGGCGGCAGCGGCGGGGGTCGCCGTCGTGCAGTGCAGATAGACGCCCCTGATACCCGCGGCCTGGCATCTATGGGCCCGGCTCTCCCGCAAGGTCAGGTTAAAGACCCGGTAGACACCGAAGCGGTGGAAGCCAATCCCGACCCCTACCGCCCCTGGCGGGAGAGCTTGCAAAAGTTCCGGCCCATCGTGGGCAGCGTGCAGCAGGGCTTCCAGGGCTTCTTTAATACGCTGCTGCAGGGCGGGCAAAACCCCTTCCAGGCCATTATTGATAGCATTAAACAACTGATCGTCCGCCTCCTGGCCGCTGCGGCTGCCGCGGCGGTGCTGGCCGCCATTATGAGCGCCATTGGCGTAGGGGGTGCCGGGGCCAGCTTCGGCGGGGGCTTCTCCAAAATTTTTGGGCAGATGAGTGGCTTTAACATCGGCAAGAGCGCTGCCGGTGGCGCCAATATGGACGCCTCGCCCCGCCTGGTAGGCGAGATGGGCCCGGAGGTGTTCGTGCCGCAGGGCCCAGGCCGGATCATCCCCAATAACCAACTCCGCGGCGGGGGTGGCGTGCAGAAGCTGCACGTCACCGCCGGTGACATGCGCCTGCAGGGGGATGCCCTTCAAAGCGGCATTCGCGTTTCCGGAACTAAAAACAAGCGTTGGCGATGAGCACCGTTTTATTTTATACCGCCGTAAGTTATAGCGGCATAGAGTGGCAGGTTAACCTTATAGACACCATGAAGCCCGGCGCCAGCGCGGTGGAGACGGCCGGGGTAGCGCCCCGCTTTAGTTACGAAGGCGACAGCGAGCTCCATCCTTACGTGCCTATCATATTCTCAAAATGCAGCGCCGACTTCCTGGTCCAGGATGAGGACCAGGAAAACATTATCCTCGATGCCCTGCGAAGCGATAGGGAGAACCGCTTTTTTATGGAAGTGCTAAAGGGCGGCGCCGTGGAGTGGCGGGGTATTATCCTCGCCGAGCAGATTGAGTGGCCCCGGCAGGGCAAGCCTTTTAAGGTCACCATGAGTGCCACGGACGGCCTCAAGCGGCTGGAGAATGTGGAGACCGGCCTATTCATAGCCAGCTTTACCGAACAGATACGCGGAATCCTGGCTAAAACCGAGCTAGATGTCCTTTATGGCTCTACGGAGCCCTACTTTTCCATCGCCGCCGATTATTGGGACATTAACCACGAGCACGCCTATACCTCCAAAGATCCGTTGCGCTATACCCGCATCCGCGACAGCGAGACGCTTTATTTAAAAGAGGACGAGGACGATGTGAATCAGGAAAAGTACGCCAATTACCTCCAGCGGCTAAAAGACATTCTGGAGCTATTTGGTCTCCAGCTTAAGCTCACCCGGGGGCGTTTTATTCTCTTCCAGTTGGATATGTATGGGCAGGGCACCGTGCTGCTAAATAACTACACGAAAGACATAGACTTTCAGTCTAATCCAAACAATGTAGCCACGGGAAGCGCTACCACCGAGATTTTGCAAACAGCTCTAAATGTAAACAACGAAGAGCAGGAGCGCGCCGGTGGTACTCAGAGCTTTGCCCCGGTGATCCGGCGGGTTAATTCGGTGATAGATAACAAGCTGATCCTCTACCCGAGGAGCCAGTTTGCCAACATTCAAAACGGCATTGGCCTGGGCAGCGTGTTAAATACCACTAGCAATGATACCCTTTTGCTTCGTTTAGAGGTAAACCTTTTCGTGAGCGCCAGCTCCCTTAGTGCTTTTCCCTCAGTTTTTGATGTCAATTTTGATGTCACTATCCAAGTAGGCAGCAGTTACTATGACGATTCTGGCAACACCCCCATCTGGAGCAGCACGCCCGTAACTAATCGCGTAAGCCGCCGTGCGTTTCCACCCGTCAGCACCAGTGCCAATTATTCCATGAGCTTCGTTAGCAGTCAGCCGTACGACTTCTATATGTACCCCGTCAGCGTCCAGGGCGCCGTCACCGTCACCGTGACCGGTCAGGTGCGCGATGTGCAGGGCAATGCCATCAGCGGAGTGAGTGCTGGTAGCACCTCGGGCTACATGGAGCTGCGCTACACCAATGCGGTCAACCCCGACGAAGTATCCGTTCAGTTTGGCAGCAATACCAATAGCAGCTATGAGGTAGACCTGCCTCGTCGCCAGATGGTAGTAAATAGTGGCATTTTAAATCCCGGGACCCTTCAAATTTATGATGGCAGCAATTGGGTATTCAGTACCGAGTGGAAGCGCTTTAGTGCCAATGGCATCGGCGGCTCGCTTACTTTCCTGGTCATGTCGGCCATCTACCGCCGCCAGCAGAAAAGCCTCCTTATCTACAACCTTACCCTGATCAATGCCAGCATTGATCCCATGCGGCTGCTAAACATGGATCAGGCCGGCTTCATCCTGCAGCGCGGCGAATACAACACCGAAACAGACGAGTGGAGCGGCAGTTGGATTGAATATCTGGAGTACGACGAGACGGCCGGCGGAGGCCTTGACCCTATTTATACCAACGAGCCCGCTCAGGGTCGCATAAGCGCAGCGGCCGGGAATAACGGCCGCGGTAACAAACGCTCCGAAAATACCAACGGCGCCCATCTGCCCATAAGCTACACCGCCGATCCCCTGGATGGCACCATCACCAGCATACCCATCACCAGCAGCACCGGCAGCGGCATGGCCCAGGCAGATGATGAGCTGCTCATTACTAATCCGGTCAACGGCTTAAGCGAGCGCCTCACCCTTTCCGCGGCCTGGACCGGGAGCCTCACCGATGTCCCTGTTGCCAGCACAACACTTGACCGCAGCTACCCCGCCGGCAGCATCGTAAGCATCCCCATCCCGCAGCTCGCCGCCCGGCTCTACGCCCTCGAAAATCCCGAATAGCCTCGCGCGCACGCGCGTACCTATATAAGGCTGCGGCCTGCCGGCCAAAAGTGCTTTCCGGCCGCCAGGTGTGTTATCTTAGCAGCCACTTTGTTTTTGAATTACAGGCCCTTTCCGCTGCGGCGGGAGGGGTTTTTTTGTGTCCGAAGAAAATTATTCTTTCTGTATTTCAGATAGTTACAAATTTTTTGCTAAAAAAGTGCTGGGCAAATTTGCCCAGGTCAAAAAAGCACCGTATGTTTGTAGTGTAATTCAAAAACAACAAGTTATGCAACTTTCTAAGGCAAACATCAACAACAAAACAAGTGTTAAACATGCTAAAAGCTTTGGCGCTCACGCCGAGCGCGAGTATTACGTGGAAATAAGCAGCCCTAATGGGCTCTTGGCATTTGAGGGCCGGACTAATCACCCCATTAGGGTATGGGGAAGTCCGGTAAGAGGTATTGTTCACCTGAACAACCCAGACATAGTACGGAAAGAAGACTTCGTGAAAGAAGTACAAGAGTACCTGCGGGATAATCACTAAAACCACCACCGGGGCGCAGCATCCGGCATAACACTGCTCTTTAAATTCAAAATAATAAAATGGAAAAGGTTAATTTTTTTCGCGGACATTATCGCGAACAAGGAGGGGCGTTTAGCGGCGCCCCATTTGCCAGAGTATTAGTTTTCTTCCCAGAAGTCAATCGGGAAGAAGTTTGGGAAGCGGTCAAAGACTTTAAACCCGAACCTAAGAACCTGATGGACAGGTTTGGGTCTGAAGCGAACCCCGAGACCGTCATGCAGCGGCCGGCAGGGGGTGACGCATTTACGCAACCTACTTATACTGAAAAAGTTGGTAGTATTAAAGAAGCATTGGAATTTAGATGAGCCGTTTTAAAATCCTCGAAGACTTCTTCACCAACTGGGCAGCCATCAACCGCTCCACCTTCGCACAGGAGGTGGGCATAAACCGCAACACGCTAAACCTAATCTTCCAGGAACAGCGGGACCCCAGCGACGAAGTATGGCCCCGCCTGGCCGTGGGCATGGCTAAGTACGGCTATCCCACCGGACGGCTTAAAGGCGAGAAACTGGCCATCGCCACTGTGGGCGGCTACCGGCCCGTAGAGGAGCGCCTTAAATCACATCGCACGGCTGAGCTGCGCTACGAGTTCATCCAAGTGCCCGTCTGGAAGCCGGATCAGGTTATAAAGCCGCAGCGACCCATACGGGCGTGGTACCCGTGTATTCTCATTCAATCGCAACCGGCCGGGCACCGCCCGGCATCGGAATTGTGTAAAGATTGAAGCCCCTCTCGCCCCGGCGGGAGGGGTTTTTTTGTGATCAAGCGCAAAGGGCGCCGTATCTTTATAGGCCTAAGCCAGGAGCCGGCGGCGGCAAAAATGGAAATCCAATTAAATTAAATCAAAGTTTAACTGGGGACTCAAACGGGTAGCCCGCCGCCAGCCCTGGCTTTTTTTTAAAAAATACGAGGAACGAGCGAGGAACATAGCTTTTCCAATAGGTTGTAAACCTTTGTTATTAAGCATTTTATACCTTTTAAGTTTGTTGTCTGGGGGACGTGATGTCGCTGGTTCGAGTCCAGTCATCCCGACTTAAAATAAAAGCCCCGTCAGCCCAGCGCTGGCGGGGCTTTTGCGTTGTGTCGGGCCTGTTCCGTAAACCCGTTTTATATTGCATCCGCGAACAATTGCGAACATCTGCGAGCAAAAAACGAGGAACATAAAAGGAACATAATGGCCCGCATCAGTCTCACCTTATCAAAGAAGCGCAAGCCCACCGCCCAGGGCTACCCGCTTTATTTTAACATCCGCTACCAAGGCCATCAGCATTTAAGAGCCACCGGCTACCATGCGGCGGAAAAGGATTGGAACGCTCGCAAGGGCGAACTGCGCGCCAGCCATCCCGGCGGGAAACGTCTCCAGGTCTATCTGCAGCAGCGCCTGATTGAATTGCAGCAGCAGCTCCAGACGGCGGAAGCGCAGGGGCTGCCCTTTACCACCGCTTGGGAGCGGCCCAGTGGGCTGCCTACCTTTTCGGCCTACGCCCGGGAAGTGATGGAAAGGCAGCGGGAGGCCGGAGAGCTGGGCAACTGGCGCGTGTACCAAGCCGCCCTTAAGCGCCTGGAGGATTGGCACGGCGGCCCGGTGGCCATGGATCAGATCAGCTACCCGGTGCTGCGCCGTTTCCTGGCCTACCTGGATGGGCGGGAATATGCCTTTGGCACCATTCGGCATAACCTGAGCACTTTGAAAGCCATCTACAACGAGGCCGCCCGAACCTACCCCGATCAGCTGGGCGGTGATCCCTTTGCCGGCCTGCTTAAAGGCCGGCGTCCGCAAGCGCGGTCACAGCGTAAGCCGCGGCACATGGACCAGGACACCATCCGCCGGCTGGCGCGCCTGGATGGGCTTACTGCTAGCCAGCGCCTGGCGGTGGATGCTTGGCTGCTGGCCTTCTGCCTGCAGGGGGCGGGCAATATCGACGTGATCTACTTCCAGGCGGCCCTAATAGATGCGGAAGGCTACTACCCGCTGCAGCGGCTTAAGATGCCGCGCAAAAATATAATGGTACGGGTCAAGCTGCAGGGCCTGGCGGCTACGCTGGTGGAGCGCTACCGGCCTCTGGGCTATCGCTATCTGCTGGGCCTGGCAGATACGCCCCGTAATGATACGCGGCTACTCCGCGGAAAGCTGCCGGAAGGCTCGCGGCAGTTTGAGAACGCCCGCTACCGGCTTACCAAGCGCCTCCAGAATGTGTCGCGGATTATGGGCCTCGATTACAACATCAGCATGGGCCAGGCGCGACACTCCTGGGTGGTGGCGGCCCGGGAGGTGGGCGCTAGCAAAGAGCTGGTGCAGCAGGCGATAGGGCACCAGGCGCAGGATGTGCTAAGTCAGCACTATTGGGGCGCTTACGATCAGGAGCGGGTGGATGCGCTTAATGCGAAAGTCTTACAGGGCCTGCAGTGAGCCATCCTGCATAATCATAAAGACCGCCGCTGGAGCGGCATACTGGTCTAAAAAACGGCGGTGCTGCTCGGTAGTGCGGAAAGTGCGCTCCGGCGGGTGCTCGCCTTCGTAATAGTAGATAGTAGTGGTGCGGCCGGGGGTATGCATGCGGTTTTTAGCGTGGCGGCGTAGGTTAGCCCGGACCATTTTATCGTCCCAAAGGCTTTCGTGCGCGTACCAATATACCATGAGCCTGTAATTATCAGGCCCTTTAGTATAGCCGTACCGGGCAAAGTACATACTTACAGTGTCTTCGGGGTCGCTTGCCGGATCATGGTCGCTTTCTTCATTAAAAAGCATAGTAAACAAGAGTAGCCCAGCTACCATAACTGCTAGGCTGATCACTATTCCTTTAGCGTTAAAATTTTTCATTGCTGCTGTTTTAAGTCCTTAATATACTGGCTTATAGCCTCGTTCTCCCGGCGTAGGTCCTCGATGTTTTTGCGCAGGTCGGACAGGTTGGCCTGGAGGCTTTCGTTGTGCTCTTTAATGGCTTCTGCTACCCCGGCGGGGTTGCCCGCAGCGTATTGGCGCTGCTCTTCGCGAAATATCTGGTCTTCACTTGGGGGCAACAACTTGAACTTACTGCACAATTTATGAACCATACTGTCGCTTAAGTTCCGGCGACCGTTTGCCATAGCTGATAGGTAAGTAGGGTGTATGTCTACACCCTCAGCCACTTCCTTTTTGGCAAGCCCCTCATTTTCAGACAACTCAAAAAGCACTCTGTTAAGCCACTTAACTTTTTTATCATTCTCATTATCAGGCATCAATAATTTTTTTTGGCTGTATTGGTTTTATTAGTTGCACATTTGATGTGTTAGTTATACATTTGCTGTGTTAAATGTTACACAACCTACAATCATACATTGTGCCAAATATAGTAATAGATACGCAGTACTTAAACGAGACTGATGGGCTTCGCTTAAGAGTACTTAACGTAAAAGAACGGGTGCGCCGGCTTGGTGTGGACCAGATAAAGCCCTTGTATCAGTATCGTTTTGGAGCAGATGACACTATTGCCTTTAATAATACAATGTCTGTACGCAGTCCTAATCAAAAAATAGTGGAACGAGTAGAAGTACTAGTTCAAGAGATGGAAACTGGGGCGGTAAAAAAAGCAGTAGATAATCTCACAGCGCCCGTTTTCACATTTGGCCGCCAGGCCCAAGAGGCAGAAAAAACAAAGTGGCTTAAGAGAAAAGTAGCTGACCTTAAAAAGCTACAGGGCCTTCAGGTAAAGGATGTAGCAAATGCAATGGGGGTTCGGCCTAATTACTTGAGTCGCGCTATAAACGGTCATGTACCTGTGAATGACCGGCTAGTAGAGAAGTTTCAGGAGGCATTTCAAAATAACGCTGTATGACCTACCTCCGCTCCCAGCAAGGCAAGCGCCTTATCCAGATAGTGGCCGTCCTCCTCACCATGGTGGTGATGACGGCCGCCCATGTGCTCACCCTCCGCCGGCCTACCCGCCGCCGGGAAGAATACTGCTTGATATGCGAATAGGCGGGACCGTACATACCACCCGTCCGCCGGGCAGCCTGCGCTCGCTTAAGCAGGTGGCGGAGGAGCACGGCCTTACGCAAAAGGAGCTCCGCCAGCGCCTGATCACCCGCGGCATCTTGCGGTACAACATTCACACCCGGCGCTATCAGTGCACCGAGCGCTACGCCGGCCGGGGCCTTATCCGTCATCGCTATATCCGCCGGAAAGGCTACCAGCTCTGCTTCACTATTACCGGTCAGCTATTTATAAACGACCTCCTCCGAGGTCAAAGCCTGCTGTTATGGGAGACGAGATGAAGCATCATTTGCAGCTCACCGTAGAGGAGGCGGTGGCCCGTGCCCTGCAGCGGCACGGCGGCATTCCGCCTCGTAAGTGGCTCACCCGCCAGGAGGCCTGCGAGCGCCTGCAGGTGCATCAGGTCACCCTGCGCCGCTACGTAAACCGTGGCTTTATCCGCCAGGGCGGTACCCCGCAGAACTGCTATTTCAGCCTGGAAGACATAGACGCCCTCCAGGCTGGGCAGCCCCGCCAATACGATCCCCAAAACAACCTTATAAAATGATGGACGAGACGAGACAAGTAGGTGGCTTTACCATTAAAATTAAGCACCTGGCCCCCCGTCATTACGCGCTCGTGATGCCGGGGGAAATAGCGCTTTCCCAATTTATAAATGCCTGCACGCTGATGCCGCATGGGCCTTTTACCGCTTATGCTGACCTTCAAAACAACGTCTTAGTAAGCGCTAAGGCACATACCAAATTGCTGCACTACTTCAGCGTGGCCGATAGCGATAGCCAAGTGCGCGAAGTAATTGAAGAGCACCTCCGGGCTTTTGCCCGTGCCAAAGTTGAGACCAATCCTATACAGCGGCGCCGTGCTGCTGTCTAATTAGTAACCCCCAAAACCCCCACCTCATGGAAAAACAAATGTTTCCAGACGTACCGCCCGCCCAGCGCGAGCAGTACCTCACCGACAACGCGGAGGCCGTAGAAGCCGGCTCTTACTTCCGCCGGGCTACCGAAGATGAGCTGGCCCAGCAGCGCGAAGTCCTGACCGATGCCAGCATCTCGGCTGCCCAGGTCGAAAACGAAAAAAAAGAGGCCCTGGCCGAGTTTAAGGAGCGCCTTAAGCCGCTTAAGCAGGAGCAGGCCCGCAGCCTTGAATTTTTGCGCCTAAAAGGCGAAGAAGTGAGCGGCAATCTCTACAAGTTCATCGATCACGAAGCCGGCGAAGTAGGCTACTACAACGCTGAAGGGGAGCTCATTTCCCAACGTCGCGCTTACCCCGATGAGCAGCAGACCTCCATCCGTAGTATCAACGCCCAAAATCAATAATCATGGCACAAGAAAATGTAAACGTCTACCCCAAGGGAGA